TATTTTTAATGAATTATTAAAAGATAAAATTATTGTGCCTATGAGGAAAATGAGTGTCAGGAGTCCTGAGCTTATTGGTGCTTATGTGAAAGAACCTAAAGTAGGTTTCCACGATTGGGTTGTATCGTTTGATTTAAATTCACTATATCCACATCTTATTATGCAATACAACATATCACCAGAAACAATTTTACCAGAAAAAAGAGATATATTAATTGATGACTTGTTGGAAAAACAAGTTGATTTATCAGATGGCATTTGTACTGCTGGTAATGGTACAATGTATAAAAAAGATAAACAAGGATTTTTACCAAGAATTATACAAAAAGAATATAATGATAGAATAAAATATAAACAGTTAATGTTGCAGGCAGAACAAAAATATGCTGATACAAGGGATCCAAAATATGAAAAATTAGCAAGAAAATTCCATATTATTCAACATTCCAAAAAGATATCTTTGAATAGTGCTTATGGTGCAATTGGTAATAAATGGTTTAGATATTATGACCATAGGGAAGCAGAAGCGGTTACTATGTCTGGTCAGTTAAATTTAAAATGGATTCAAAAAAAATTAAATGAATATTTTAATAATTTATATAAAACAAAAGATGATGATTATATTATTGCTAGTGATACGGATTCTGTTTATATTAATATGGCACCATTAGTTAAAATGACTGGTGCTACGGATAAGAAAAAGATTGTTAAAGCATTAGATAAGTTTTGTGTGGATAAAATTGAACCATACATTAATAAAGTTTATCAAGAATTGGGAAAATATATGAATGTGTATGCTCAAAAAATGCAAATGGCAAGAGAAGTTATTGCTGACAAGGGTATTTGGACGGCAAAGAAAAGATATATTTTAAATGTACATAATAGTGAAGGTGTGCAATATCCTGAACCTAAACTAAAGATTATGGGTATTGAAGCAGTAAAAACATCAACACCATTATCGTGTAGAAATAAATTACGAGAGGCATTTAATGTTATTATGAATGAGGATGAAAAAGCAATGAAGGATTTTATTGTAAATTTCAGGAGAGAATTTGAATTATTACCACCTGAAGACATTGCTTTTCCTCGTAGTGTGAATAATGTAAAAAAATATTCTGATGCTACAAGCATATATAAAAAAGGTACACCAATGCATGTGAAAGGTGCATTATTATATAATCATTTATTGAAAATAAAAAAAGTATCACATAAACATCAACAAATTTATGAGGGTGATAAAGGTAAGTTTGTGCATTTATTAAAAAATCCTTGGAGTGCTAATGTGATTACATTTATTGGTAGTTTACCTAAAGAGTTTGATATGCATAGACTAATAGATTATGAACAACAGTTTAGTAAATCATTTATGGAACCGTTGCGATTTATATTGGATGCTATAAATTGGAAAGTTGATGCTGGAGATAGCAATACAATAGAGGATTTTTTTATATAATGAAAGAAAATGCATTTACACATTATAATAGGGATGAAGTTTTATACAACCGTTTTGCAGCTTCTTGTAATGCTGGAAAATTACCTGTGTTAGATAATATGTTGTTTGAATCATTAAATAGAGAATATGGTAAAGAGAAAATGAGAACACATCTTGCTGATTATATTGCAACGGAAAGACCTGTATTTCCACTTAAAGAAATATCCAAAGATAGAGTGAGAGAATGTTTTTATCAGTTACAAAAGTTCGATACAAGTACAATTTGTATTCCAAAAGAACAGGTTAAAAAGGATGTATTTGAGAAGTATGATGATTATAAATGGCCATATTATGCACACGGACTGGGGTTAATTAACGGACCTAATACTTTTAATGATGTATCTAATTATTTTCATCAAGATTTAAGATTGGAATGTGGCAGTTATGGATTTAGAGCACCGAAAGAAGTTTGGGAGAATGGTACTGCATATGATATATGGAAGTGTTTGGGACCTATATGGAGAGGAATTAATGGAGTTCAGAAAAAAATTATAAAAGATTTAGATGGAAGTGAAACAGAACAATTACTTGGTGGTGAGTTGGATGAAAAAAGTTATATTTCAGCATTTAGATTAGGCACTTATATTGCAACTCAATTTAAACCAGTTGTTGCAAAAGCGATATATGATATGACAAATGCCAAAACAGTTTTGGATACAAGTTGTGGTTGGGGTGATAGACTTGCAGGTTTCTTTGCTTCAAATGCGGAAGAGTATTATGGTTGTGATCCAAATCCAAACACACATCAAAGATATCAAGAGCAAATTGCATTTTATAATAAGTTGTTACCAAAACCTAAAAAGGTGACTATATGGAGATGTGGTGCTGAAAATTTACCATATCATAAGTTACCAGAAATAGATTGTGCATTTACATCACCTCCTTATTTTGCAACAGAAGAATATAATAAGGGTGGTGAGTTTGAAGGAGACCAATCTTGGCACAAGTTTAAGGAATATGTGAATTGGCGTGATAAGTTTTATTTACCAGTTGCTGAAAATACTATGCAATGTTTAAGTAATGGTGGCTGGATGTTAGTGAATATTATGGATCCAAAAATTAAGGGTGACCGATATCGCTCAAGTGATGAATTAGTTGAGAAGCTTAAAGATTCATTTATGGGCCAAATTGGAATGAGAATTATGCAACGGCCACAAGGAAGAAAACAATATAAGACCAAAGAGGAATTAAATGCCTTTATGGCAAAGATGTTTATTGAAAATATTTGGGTTTTTAGAGGAGTTGATTCAGGTACGGAAGAGTTCAGACACGATTTTGATTTATTTAAAAATTCAAGAAAAGCGACACTAGATGATTTTCTATAAATATAAGATGAACGAATATAGAAAACAGTTGGATATGTATGTTTTTGGATTTATAACAATTACATTTTTTATTGTATTTTTGTTAACAAGCTGCTCTGACCCCATAACTTTTAAATCCATAACATTATTCAAATCAGCATTAGATGGATCATTAACCCTTAATGGCGAAAAAAATACTACGGATATAGGAGTGTCAGCAGTTACTGGATATGATTGTAAAACTGCAAGAGCAATTAAAGAAGAAAATTTAGAATTTTATTGTGTAGAAATATTAAATGATGATAAGCAAAAGTGATTATGAAAAATTAAAACCTTTCTACGAGTATCAACGGCAAAAACAATACCAAAAAGATTGGTTGCGAGGGATATTCAATAAGGTTCAAAAGGCGGCAGGTGATACTGGTGGTGGTATGATAGCATATGCTGATGATGAAACTATAATAGATGATATGTTTTATGTAATGGAAGAAAAGGATTGGCAAACAGTACCAAAAAATTATGTGCCAGATAATCCAGACTGGAGAATTGAAGGAGAAGATTATGAAAAGTGGTGTGAAACGAGAAAAAATATACAATTTAATAACCAATATGTTTGGGCTTGACTTTGTGAAAGGAGTGTGATATAATGGAAGAATTATTAAAAAAAGTACAGGAGCAGGTGATTACACAAGAGGATTTTTTAACTATGTTAAAAGTTATAGATGCTTCTGTTCAACGAGGTGCTATTAGAAGTACTGAATTGACTACGGTAGGTAAATTATGGGACAAATTGACTTTACAAGTTAGAAAATATGAAAATTCTAAAAAGCAGGAAGTGAAAGAAGATGGTTGATTTTTTAAAACAGATAATAAAAGAAACTGGTAATGAATACGCTAGTTTAGTGAGTGAAGGTGTTGAAGCCGGAGATGTAGATAAATTTATTGATACAGGTTCTCATATCTTTAATGCTTTATTATCTGGTTCAATATATGGCGGTATGCCTTCCAACAAGATTACAGCATTTGCTGGTGAAAGTGGAACAGGTAAAACATTTTTTGTATTGGGAATGTGTAAACATTTTTTAGATAATCATCCAGAGGGTGGTGTTATTTACTTTGAAAGTGAAAGTGCATTAACAAAAACATTAATTGAAAATAGAGGTGTTGATTCCAAACGGATGGTCATTATGCCTGTAACTACGGTTCAAGAATTTAGAACACAATCATTAGCAGTATTAGAAAAATATATTAATCAAGATGAGGCAGATAGAAAACCTATTTTGTTTGTTTTGGATAGTTTAGGTATGTTATCGACCACTAAAGAAGTAGAAGATACTGCCGAAGGAAAAGAAACAAGAGATATGACCAGAGCACAAGTGTTGAAAGCCGCATTTAGAGTGTTGACTTTAAAATTGGGTCGTGCTAAAGTGCCTATGGTAATTACAAACCACACTTATGATGTTGTTGGTGCATATATGCCAATGAAAGAAATGGGAGGTGGTTCAGGATTAAAGTATGCTGCTTCTTCAATTATTTACTTATCAAGGAAAAAAGATAAAGAAGGTACGGAAGTTGTTGGTAATATTATTCATTGTAAAACACATAAATCCAGATTATCAAAAGAGAATATGTTGGTTGATGTGAGATTACGATATGATAAAGGTTTAGATAGATATTATGGTTTACTTGACTTGGCAACCAAACACGGAATATTTAAACAAGTGTCTACAAGGATAGAATTACCAGATGGTACTAAACAGTATGCTAAAACAATTTATAATGAACCAGAAAAATATTTT